TCAGGCGCTGCCCAGCGCGATTTCGATGGCGGTGACTGCGCCCTGCCCGGCAACGGCGCTCCGTTGGGCGACAAAGGCCTGCAGATAGAACGCGGTCGCGCCGCCGTCGGCAGCGAAGGCGGCGGACGTATAGGTCCATGCGGTCGTCCCAAGCTCGAGCGCGCGCACGCGGCGGCCATCGAGGCGGACTTCGAGATGATATGCCTCGCTTTCCTCGGCGAGCGGTGCGTCGGCCGTATCGGGCCAGCCGAACCCGGCGCGGCTGCGGCGCGTCCAGCCGAACTGCCAGTCGCCGTTCGTTGTGCGGTACGCCGAAAAATGGACTGGCGCAGGGGGCAAAAGCGCACGGCCGACGATCACCGCATCGGTCGGGGCGAGCATCGCGAGGTCGTCACCCGGCCCGGCCGCCTTCCACCGCAATGTCGTGCCGATGGCTTCGGGCGGCGGATCGAACGCCGCCAGCCGGTCGGTATCGAGCACCACGAAGCGCTCGCCTGCGGAGTGTGCGACGGCTACGGTCGCGCGGCGGCCACGAAGCCAGCCGCTCAATCGAAAACGGCCGGGCGCACTTGCCTCGGCGGTTGTGAACTGGACAATTTCGTCGCCGATGAGTGCCAGATTGGCACCCGCGAGCACGGCGGCCGGAGTGCGACTTTCGAGCCACATGCCGGGTCCCAGCAGGCCGATTTCGACACTATCCGACCGATTCCAGCGGTCTTCGGCGGAATTTGCCAGCGGTGTCAGCAGGCTTCCCATGATGGTCGGCAGGGCGATCGTCGCGGCGACCACATAGCTGTCGCCGGCATCGGTACTGACCAGCGCATCGGCTCGCTGCCACCCGGCGCTCGCCCCTGCCGCCGCCAGCCACAGCCGCGGCGTCGTCGGCAGTGCGCCCGCGAGCGGCGGCAGATCGAGCACATGCAGCGTCGTCGGGCCGGCAGGGGGCGGCGGCGGCACTGGCAACCGCCCGCCGTCGGCGCTGCGCAACCCGCCGACGACCGGCCCGGAAAGCGCCTCGACCGCAAGCTCGAAAACCATGCCGACGCAGCTCGATCGGCGGATGCGCCACGGCTGCCCGCCCGGTCCGGCGACGATGACATCGCCGACGCGCAGCCGGGCATAACGCCACGGCAGCGTGATATCCGCCGTAGTCCGCCGCGCGATCGACCGCGCCAGCAGCTGTTCGGCGAGGTGTTTGGCACAAGCGGGATCGAGCGACGCGGTCAGGTCGAGCTGCCGCGCATGCGTTGCCGGATTGCGCCGAATGGCGCGCTGCAGGCCGAACTGATAGTCGCGCGACGGGTCGGAAAATCCGATCGTGATGCAGTCGCTGATCGTCGCTGCCGCCGCGCGGTGATCGGTGCGTTGCGCCTGCGGCTTGCCGACAGCGGCGGCGCCCAGGTCGTTGTCGTCGACCAGCGTCAGCGTCGGCGACGGACCGGATGCCACCGCAAGCGCGCTGCCGTCATCGACGAAGGTCAGGTCGGCGATCTCGAGGAGCGGCTCGAACTGCGTGCGCACCGTGCCCGCGCGCCCGGCGACGAAGCCCTGCACCGCCATGTCCATCGCGGCGACGCTGACCGATGCAAGATCAGCGCACAAGTCGGCAGCGATCGTGTGCATCGACACCGCCGTGCCGCCGTCGGCGATGACTTCGAACGTCAGGTTGGGAATCCGGTTGGCGAAATCGGCAAGCGGCAGGTCATCGAAGACGACATAGGCGAGCCCGCGATAGGCGGGCGTCTGGCCGATGCCTTCGGCTGCGACGATCAGCGGATCGGGCCCCTGCCCTTCGCCGCCAAGGTAGGTGCGAACCGTCGCGGGGAATTGATAGACGCCGCCGCCGTCACGCAGCAGCTTGCCGTCCGCCCAGATGCGGCCGATCGCGGCAACCGGGCGCGCCGACACCGCGACGGCAAATGACGCCGAATAGTTATAGCTGTTGGTTGCCGGTCCGCGCTTGCCGCCGCCAGAATGCCGGACCGACTCGCGGATGCCCGACGACCAGATGACATTGCCCGCGATGCGCATGCGCCCGTACAGCCGCGGCAGCGCCTGTCCATAGGCCGAGCTTTGGACCGCGAGATCGGTCAATCGCGGGCCGTCACGCGTCGGCCCGCTGCCAAAGATCGCGCGGTCGGCAATGCCGCCCACAAGGCTGCCGACCAGCCCGCCGATCGGGCCGCCGAGCGCCCGGCCGACGGTGCCGAGGATGAGCGTTGCCATGTCAGTTTCCCTCCGGCAGTCGCCACGCGGCGATCGTCACCCACGCGGGATCGGCGGGAGCCTCGACCACGCGCGCCAGTCCGGCGTGGGCATGGACGAGCCCGGCATCGGTCACGACCGCGAGGTGGCGGCGGCCGGTGGCGGGGGCGACCACGAGCAAATCGCCCGGCTCCGCAACCGCGACTTCGGTGCAGCGGCGCGCAAGCACTGCGTCGAGCCGCGCTTCATTGTCGCCCGACAGCGCATAAGCGGGCAGGTCGAACCCGCCCGCGCCCGCAGCACGCGCCGCAACCAGCGCCACGCCGACACAGTCGAGGCCGACGCCCGGCAAGCGCCCCTGCGCGCGAAACCGTGTGCCGACGCACGCACGGGCGGCCGCGATGATCGCGGCGGATTTGGGATGCATGGGCAAACCTCGCTGGTCAGACGCCGGGGAATTGGGTGAGCATGTCGGCACCGGGCACATGCGGTTCGCCGCGGAAGTTGAGCGCGTTGCCGAACCGGGCGGTGCAGGTCGCAAACCGCTTGTCGCAACCTTCGCGCAGCATGAGCCGCGTGCCGGGCAGCAGCGGCTGCGGCAGCGGCTCGAACAGAATGAGCGTTCCCGCGCCGGTCGCCGCAATGCGCGCATCGATGCCGGCGTTGCCGCCGCTCGTGGCGCGCAGCCGCCCTTGCGCAAACCGTTCAAGTCCGCCCGCCACGCCGGTGACCATGACGGTCCCCGCATCGGGCATTGCCGTTACCACCGCGCCGGTGGTCAGCGGTGCCAGATCGGCGCGGCAGCGCGCATCGCCCAGTTCGGCGCGGCATTCGGGCGAACAAAGCTCGATACAGGTCGCGTCGAACGCCGCAGTCGGCCCGCGCAGCGTTGCGGTGAAGCTGCCGCCGGTCGCAGTCAGCTGGCGGGTCACCTCGCCAAGCGTACCGCGCGCCAGCGGCTGCCGGTCGCCGCCGGGATCGCTCCAGTCGACGAGGAACAGCGTCACCTGCGCGCCGTCGAAGCGCCCGGCGGCAAGGTCGGCGGCAGTAATCGCATCGGCGGTCAGCGCGCCGGCGACCTCCATCGTATCGACATCGATGCCGTCGGTGACCGCCACCGCCGATGGGGCCATGCCCGGCGCGGCGGCAAAGCACAGCCCGTCGATCCACAGCACGCGGTCATGCGTGGTGAACCCCAGCACGACGCCGTCGCTGCGCGCGATCCGCCAGCACAGCGCCAGCGTCGTCAGGTCGCCGGTCAGCATCTCAGGCCTCCCGCACTTCGATCAGCGGCACCGACGGTGCCTCGCCCATCCGCCATCCGGCGAGCGAGACGTCGATGCGGTCCTGAGCAAAGCGTACCGGCACGTCGAACTCGAACCCCGCGGTGACCGCCTGTCCGGCAGCGGGGGCGTCCGCGAAATCGAGATAGCCGCCGTCGCCCACCGTCCATCCGGTCAGGCGCGGCGTGCCGCCGACCGCCGCGATCACGCTGCCCGCGACCGGCCGTGTGATGCGGCGCACCTGCGCGTCGGGGCCGTCGCCATAGGTCTTGGTCAGCGCGAACCGCGTCGTCACACCGTCGCCGGTGCCGAGCATTTGATCGGTCGGCGCGGGCGCCTGCGCGCCTGAAAACCGGTCGAACAGGTCGCTGAAGCGAAAGCCGTGCGCCTGGCCGCGCCGCGCCCGGAAGAACGCGATCAGCGTCGCCAGATCGGCCTCCGACCGGACGCCAACCCCGACATCGTAATTGGCGCGCGCATCCGCCCAGCTGCTGTTGCGCTGCTCAAAGCCCGATGCGCTGACGGCGATCTGCGTGGCGAACTGCGGGCCGCCGCTGCTGCCGTTGCCGAGCTCGAGCGGGAAGCGCACGTCGTGAAAGGCCGGCACGGTCTCGTCTCCCTGAATGGTGAATGTCACGAAGCCGTCGCGCGCCACCTGCGGCCACGCCCAGACGAACACCGCGCCGACACCGCGCGCCTGAGCCGCATCGGCAGCGGCGGCGATGGCCTGCCACTGCGCCCGGTCGGCGGCCTGTGCGACGAAGCCCGCGAAATAATGCTGCTTGGCGACCGGGTAGCCGAGCCGCCCGGTGACGACCGCGCGTGCCGTCGCCTGCCCGGCGAAGTCGCCGCGAGTGACGAAATCATAATCCTCGAGCTGGAGCACATCGAACGCCGGCGACGCCCATGCGGCGGGCAGGTTGGCGCGCAGCAGCTCGGGTGCGGCGGCACTGACGACTTGCGGCGCATAGAATAGTAGGCAGGTCCGCACCGTCGCCACCTCGGCGCGCACGGCATCGCGCAGCGCCAGCGTCGCCTCGCCCAGCCTCGCCCCGAGCCAGTCGAGATAGGCCAGCATCGGCGCAGCCTGCGTCCCATCGGCGGAGCGCACCACCGGTGCCGCATGCCCGGTCTGCGCTGCGTATGCCGCGACCGTCGCCGCGTCGTAAAAGCACGGCCGCCGGTCGCTGCCGACCCACCACCACGGCTCGCCGATCTGGAAATGCGCCGCCAGCCCGGCATCCGCCGTCAACCGGACGAACGCCCGCGCGACGCGCTGCAGATAGGCCATCGCAGCCAGATTCGTCGGCGACAGCAGCGTCGACGGCGGCGACCAGCCGGTCAGCGCCGGGTTGCCGTCGGCATCGCGCTGCTTCCACGCCTCGGGCGCGTGCTGATCGAGCAACTCGAACGACAGCGAGACGATAACGTCGACCCCGAGCGCCGCCGCGCGCGCCGCGAAATCGCGGTGCCACGCGACGGCCGCCACGTTGAGCGGCCGCGACGCATCGACTTCGAACCGCGCCGTGCCAGCGTTCCAGCCGAGCTGGAAATAGTGGCTCATGCCGACATAATGGTTGAGCACCGGCGCATAGCCCATCTGCACGATGCCGCGCAGCAGCCGCTCGGGGGTCTGGTTGTAACAGTCGTCATACCCGGTCGCGATGCCGAGCCCGTGCGGCGGCACCACCGTGTCGCCGATCGCCAGTGTCGATCCCGGGCCGTCGCTCGTGATCGCCGATAGGGTCAGGCTCGCATCGACCGTGCCGGCGAGCGGCGCATCGGTCCCGGTATACGCCGCCGGAACCAGCGCGATGAACAGCCGGTCGATATCGCCCGCCCACACCGGATCGGCCTCGCCCGGCAACAGGAAGCCGCCGCTCAGCGCGTCGAAATCGAGCGTTACGACAGCGTCGGTCGGCGTGCCGACCGCATAGTTCCACAGCCGGACATACCAACTGCGCGGTGCGCCCGCTGCGTCACGTCCCTCGATCGTCAGCGTCGCGCCGTTGAGCGCATCGAGCGGCCGCAGCCCGGCGCTGCCCTGCCAGCGGAACCGCAGCGTCAGCCCGCGATAATCGCGCGACGTCGCATAGCCGAGCAGCGGATGATCGACGCCATCGTCCGATGCCCAAATCAGTCCGGCGATGTCATTCGCCTTCAGGAAGCTGAGGTCGACGCGCAGCGACTGCGGCGCGGGCGTCGTGACTGCAGCCACCATCGGCCACGGAAAATTGACCGTCCAGAAACGGGCATCGAACCGCTTGATCCAGTCGCGGCGCTGCTGGTCGGCGGCAGTGGCAAGCCAGTGTCCCATCAGACGTCGGCCCGGTCGAGCGCATGGCGGACCGCGCGCGCCACCTGTGCCCCGGTGCGCCCCATGAATGCCGTATCCGAACCGTTTGCCGCCGCGACGTTCACGGTGATGTGCACCGGCCCGCGCTGCCCGCCGCCCGCCGCCTGGATGCTGCCGGCGCTGGTCGGCACGAACAGTTCGGGCCCACGCTCGCCGACCATATACGGCCGCCCGCCGGTAACCGGCCCGCCGGTCGCGCGACCAGGCGCGCCGCCGAACAGTGCGCTAGCGAGGCTCGACAGCAATCCGCCGCCACCACCGCCGCCACCGAACAGCGCGCCAAGGTCGGTCTTGACCGCGCTCGCCGCGATTTCGGCCAGCGCCGAGACCGCGACCTTGCGTAGATCGTCGAACCCCAGCCGCCCGGTCGCGATCGCCTTGGCAAGGCTGGTTTCGATCCGCCGCCCGGCGGTGTCGATCCCGCCCGCCAGCGGTCCCTCAAGGTCGCTGCGCATGGCGCCGACGTCGCGGGTGAAACCGGCGGTGTCTGCGCGCACCTTGACCAGCAACGTGTCGAGTTCATTCATCGGGATTGGCCTCCATCAACTGGCGGAGCGCGGCGGCATCGAACGGCGGCGGCTCGGCATCGAGGCCGAGCGCGGCGTGCAGATCGGCGGGCGTCGCGTTCCAGAATGTGTCGGGCGTCCAGCCCAGCGCCGCCGCGAGCCGCGCCGCGCGCAGCGCCGCATCGGCAAAGCGCATCGTCACCGTCCGCGCAGGATCTGGCCGAGCAGCACGCGCAGCACCGGCGTCGCGGCTGCCAGCCCGCTGTCGACCAGCGCGTCGGAAAATGCCGCCCGGTCGAGCCCGGTGGGACGCGGATCGACGCAGTGCCAGAACAGCGCGGCAAGCTCGCCCAGCCGCAACTCGCCCGCCGCCGCGCGCTCGACGAGGCCGAACAGCGGCCCCAGTTCGGCCTCGGCGGCGACCAGCGCGGCAAAGCTTGGGCGCAGCCGCCAGACCTCGTCGCCGAGCCGCAATTCGGCTTCGCCCCGCACCGCGTTGGCGATCACAACACGCTGACCGGGCCGGACGATTCGAGCGCCAGCGTGTAACTGCGCTCACCGTTGAAATCGCCGGCATAGTCGAGCTTGGTAATCAGGAAGCTGCCGTGCAGCCGCTCGCCGCTTTCGAAGCTAACTTCATACGCATCGAGCAGCCCGGCCATCGCACTCGCCTTGAGCCGCGTTTCGGCGGCGGTTCCGCTGAAAACGCCTGCACCGGCGAGCGATACCGAGCGCACGCCCGCGCCCGACAGCAGCTCGCGCCAGCCGCCCGACCCCTTGTTGGTGATGACGACGGTATCGGCGTTGATCGACAGCTGCGTGGTGCGCAGCCCGGCGATCGTCGTGTACGCAGGCGGCGTGGCACCGTCGCCGACCTTGAGCAGGAAGGCGCTGCCTTTTTCGACGGCCATGATGGTCTCCTAAAGTTGTTGGGTGCGGATGCGGAATTCGGCGATGCCCTGCGTCCAGCCGTCGGCAGCCCTCGTGGTAAAACTGCGCAGGAACAACACGCCGGCGATGCGGTGGCCGTCGGTGGTGCCGCCCAGCGCGCGCACCGCCGCCTCGACCGCGGCGAGCAGCGTCTTTGCGCCCGCACTGCCCGGCCGCTGGTCCCACAGCGTCAGCTGGACCCGGTGTTCATGGCCGGTCGTGGACTTGGTGCTCCAGTCGGTGACGACATCGGGGCCAAGCGTCAGATAGGGTGGCGCGGCGTCGGCGGGCACGCCGTCGTACAGCGCGCATCCGGCGAGCGCGGGCGTGGCGCGCAGCGCGGCAAACAGCGCGCGCTGCACCGCAAGGCTCGCCGAACTCACGACCCGCCGCCGGTGGCGAGCACCAAGGGTACCAGCCCGGTCAGGCGCGGATCGGCGGCGTGCGCCCGCGTGCCGCGCGCCCGCGCCAGCAGCCCCGGCGCGCTGAGCGTGACGCCGTCGGGAACGATCTCGACGGCAACGCCGGGCAGTTCGACAGCGGCGGCGGCAGCGACCGCCGCAGCGGCGCGCGTTACGGCGACAGCGCCTGCCGCACCACCGCGCGCGTTCAGGATTTCGACCAGTTCGGCCATCGTCATGTGCGGCTCTCCACCAGCAGCGTGATCCGGTCGGGCGTGCGCGGGTCGGGCTCGGCGCGGATCACCGACAGCAGATGCCCGCGCCAGCGGAAGCGGCTGGCCAGCCCGACGTCGCCGCGCGCGCGCAGCGTCAGCCGGAACCGCGGGCGGCTGACCCGCCCCTCGCCCGCCACCGGGCTGACCGCGTCGCCGAAGCCGCGCTCGATCGGCACCACTGCCGCCCAGTCGAACCCGAGCGGCAGCCAGTTCGCGGTGATGCCGCCCAAGTCGTCGGCGGCTCCCGACCATGTCTCGACCGCCACCGCCTCGCGCAGGCGGCCTGTGAATTCGTCTGCCATGTCGATGCTCCCTTCAGTGCAGTCGCATCCGCCGCCACGGCCGCCACAGCGCGGCGACGGCGGCGGGCGGGCCACCGGCATCGGCGGCGTCACGGTGTGTGTAGAAATGCGACACCAGTCGCGTGATGCCGTGGCGCAGCGGCTCGGGAACGCCGTTCCAGTCCGCCGCCATCCCGGCGCGGTAGCTGATGGTCACGCGCAGTGGCGGTCGCGCGGGCAGTTGCAGCCCCCAGTCGTCATAGGGCTGGTCGCCGTTCAGTGCGGCGGCGACCACGGCGCCGAGCGTGCCGGGGTTGACCACACGAACCCAGCCGTTGCCGTCGAGGTCGATGTCGGTTTCGAACGCCCCGCCGCCCAGCGGCCCGCTATCGTCGGCGACACTGGTGATCGCCACCACCGGCGCGGTGTGCAGCCGTTGCCAGCGCGCGCTGAGCACCTGCCGCTCGGTAAAGTCGCGGACGATCAACCGCTGGTTGGTGAACGCCTCGGCCAGCGCGGTCGCGGTGCGGATGAACCCTGCCAGCAGCGCATCCTCGTCGCTGCCGGTCAGGCGCAGGAACGCCTTGACCTCGTCGATAGCAACCGGGCTGATGGCGGCGGGAAGCGGCTCGATAACCATCACCGCGCCTCCACGCGAACCGTTATGGTCCGCTCGTCGGTGCGCGTGTCCGACAGTGTAACCTGATTGGTCACGCGGTAGACATGCCCCGCGATGCCGCCGATCAGTGTTGCGGACGTGCGCGCCGCGCCCCGCCTGGCCGCCGACACTGCGACGCCGCCGGCCTCGGCGGGGGTGACCTGCCAGCGGCTTGCGACGATATTTTCGGTCTCCAGATAGCCCGCCGCCCAGTCGATCGCGTAATCGATCGCCGCCGCCGGATCCTTCAGGAAAATCCCCACGCCTGTGCCCTCCGCTCGATATGAAAAAACCCCCGCGCCGCCTGGCGCGGGGGCAGCAGCGCGGCGCGTCAGACCGGCGTGTTGACCTCGACGCTCCACGCGGCAAAGCTCACCGTGCCGCCCGCGGGCAGCGCCTGTGCGGGGCAGGTGGTGACATAGAGCAGGCGCGATGTGGCCGGATCGAGCAGCGCGACATGGTCGGCGGTCCCGGCGGCGGCGACCGACAGCCCCGATTTGGCGGCGACGGTCACCTTGCGCCCCGACACATCGCCCGCCGCGAGCGTGAAGTCGCCGGTGGTCAACGCGGACTCGCACAGCTTGCCCGCCACGGCGGCGGCATAGGTTGCCGGCTGGCCGCTGAGTGCCACCATGCTGGTCGCCGACTTGACGATGTTGAGCGCGCCGTCGAGGACGTCGCTATTGGCATATTTACCCATCTGGATTTTCCTTTGGCCGGTGGTGAAATCAGGAAAGCGTGATCGAGTGCACGCGGAAATCATCGGGAACGATGATCGTACGAACCATGCCGCTGCCGCTCGCGGCGGGCTGCAGGACGATGGTGAAGCCGTCGCGGAGCACATGCGTTGTCCCGCCCGGCGCAAGCAAAAGCGGCGGCGCGCCACTGGCGATGACGAGTCCGCCCGCCCCGGCGCGCGTCGTGTGCCGCGCGCCCGCCGCGCCGATCGTCACGCCAAGGCCGACACCGCCCCCGGCAGACCGCGTCGCCGACCGCGCCGCACTGGCTGAGAGCAAACCGTACCAGCCGAGCAACGTGGTCGCGGCGCGGCTGGCGCTGCGCGCACTGGCGGGGACAACGGCGAACGCGGTGACCGTCGCTTCGAACGCGCCTGCGGTGAACGGTGCAACGCGTGCAACGCCCGCAATGTCGCGGTCGCTGTTACCGGTCGCGACGCGCGCCAATGCGGGTGATCCGGCAAGCGGCTTATAGTTGCCAAGTCCGATAGCCGCCGGATAGCCGACGCCAAGCCGGAACGCGCTTTCGTCATCGGTGAATTTCGGATCGATCGCGGCGGCGTCGTAGCGGCAGTTGAGCCCCTCATATTCATGCGCGAAACTGTCGATGCTGTTCGCCGCCGCCGCCTCGAACAGGTTGATGTTGTCGCGCTGCCCGACGCCGTACAGCCCCGCCCAGCAGGCAATGTTGTACGGCCGAAAGCCATGCTGGCGCAGGTCGCCCGCCGCGACGCGCTG